CCGCCCCCCGCCATAGAACCTGCAACGGGTGCATTACGTATTATAAGTATTAGTAATAATAGCGACCCTATTAATATAAGTAATTCGTATAGTAAAGCAGCCCCAGGTATCTGCGGTACATCCACAGTCATGCTTTCTGCTAAAGCCGCTTGTACTTGATGTGGGTACTTTAGTCCTGCGGGTGTTGCTATTTGAGGCATGATACCCTTAGCAGTTACGCCAACAAACACAAATTTATCTGCAACATCCATTTCATCTAAAGTAGTCCTAGGCGTATCGACCCACGACACCCAACGTCTGCCTAAACCATCTACAGGTATCTGTGCATAATTAGGTACAGTAAGCTCTGCTATTTGTCCTTGGTCGGTTTTAATTATATAAGTATCTGCTCCCCCCATCATCTTCATAACTTCTATACCAAAAGAAGGTGTCCACCCTCCTTCTGTTTGTACTAACAAAGGCAACCTACGTACTAAATTATCTACATCTGTTCGTGCAACTGCGATCCCTTGGTATGCAGAGTCTGCTAGCACAGGAACATTACCTAACACTCCCTCACTTTTATAAGCCTCTACAGGTATGCCATCACCTAATACAACTGTGCCTGTAGTAGGCGGATAGTTACCATTTGGATTTTCAAACATAGCAAGAACACTAGGGCTTTGTATAAGTACGTCTGCAAAAACTTGGTCGCCCCCAAATCTATCTTCTTGCGGAAAAGCAATAACCCAACCTACACCTATGGCTCCTGCTTCTATAATATCTAGATGTATTCGTGCAAGGTCTTGTCGTGGGTAGGGCCACCCGCCCGAAACTGCTAAGTCTTCTTCTGTTATATCTAACGTGGTAAACCAACCAGATGGATCTGGCGTTTGCACGAGTGCATCAAATGTTTTTAGTTTTACTATTTCTAATGCTTGCCAATTAAATATTAAAGGTATTGCCAACAGTGGCACGGTTATTAAAGAAATCCATTTCTTCATTTTCTACTCCTTAGTTCTGTTGTCGAAAAAGAATGCTTACGGCTTGTATAAAAAACTTCGTGCATGCCTTTACCAGTAAAGTGTTTATCTGTGTAGTCTTCTCCTATAAATCTAATATCTATATGAGTACTGTTTAGTAAGTCTAGTAAACTTTTTTCTGTGTCGTAAGGTATAACTTTATCTATATACTTAACTGCTTTTAGTTGAACATATCTTTCATAGATAGATTGAATAGGTTTATTTTTTTCTTGTCTGTCTAAAGAAGGGTCGGTTTGTAATCCGACTATAAGATATTTACAGTTTGCTTTAGCCTCTTTAAACATAACTACATGTCCTGCATGTAATAAATCAAAAGCTCCGCATGTAAATCCGATCATCCTGATCCTTGTGTAATCGTTATAGTAGAGTCGCCCCCACCGTTTACTAACACTTGTTGTGTCTTACCATCCTGTAATAATATTATAGTATAGCCCTGCGATATGTTTAAGGTCAACTTAGTAGCCTGTGTCACTGCCCGTTCTAAAATAAGAGTATCGTCTTGTGTAAAAGTTGTTATCTGGGTAGTTAAGTCTTGGCCAAAGTTTGTACCCTGGACTAAAGAACCTGTAGCAAGAGCTTGATCCCCTAACGTGTCTAACTCTTGTATAACTGCAAGCAAGTCTTCAAAGAAGTTTACATCTAAGTAGTTTATATCGAGCTCACTAAATTCAAGAGAGTCTTCTGCTAAGTAATCAAACTTTAAGTCTTCAAACTCCAGGTAGTCTATATCTAATATTGCACCACTATTTGCGGACGTTGTGGATATCTCTGTGGATAACTTTGATTTGTCCGGAGGACTTACAATCAGCATGTTATCTATTATGTCTAACGTTAAATCTAAAATAACAGGTTTGCTTGGCGTAGACTCAAACACATTAACAGTCGTAGCTTCATAAGGCTTGTTTAGTGTTACTGTACCCATTGCGGTAGTAACAAGTATCTCACCACTAGATACCCCGTTAGCATCTGGTAATAATATAATAAGGGACCGGCCTAGCTCATCTACTGTACAAGTAAAATCTGTACCTCTTATCGCTATATCTGCCGTAGGTGTGGATAACGAGATGTTCTTTTTATCTATTTTTCCTAGCTTACTACTAACAAAACGTGCTGTGCCGTTAGCAAAACGCAAAGCCATCTTACCTTTAGATGGGTCAGGGTCATATACATACTCAGTAATTACAAGTTTTGAATGTTCTGTTAATCGGACAATAGAGTCGTCCAGGAAGGTAATGCCTACACGTCCGTTAGTTGTACGAACGTCATCCATTTGTTGAATGTCGAAGTCTAACCTAGCACCATAAGGTTGATCCCTTAGTACGCTAGCGTCTCCTTTTAGTTCTGATATACCACCAATATTAACAGCCGGTACTTGTTCCGCCGTCGTTTTGTATGACACAGACAGTACCAGAAGAACCAGTAGAAATAATTTTAAGCCAGTCATTATCTAGTGTACTCTGTTGTTGTATGTTAAATGTTCTTGAACTTCCTGTTTGATCTAGGTAAAAATACCCGCCGGCATATCCTGAGCCGTCAAATGTAACATTGTTAGAGTCACCGTCTACATCTACGTAAGATGTACCGCCATCATAGTTAATATCAAAATCAAATGTATTACTAGAACCATTGATAATCCAGTCTAGGTCTAAAGTAGCAGCAAGTGCTGATGTGCCTACATTTAAAGTAAAGTCGTTGCTGTCACCTGTAACATCTACATTGAAGTCACCATTGTCAGCTCCGTAGGTATTAGTAGGGTCTACTTGGATAGTGAAGTCATTACTGTCTCCATCAAACTCAAAAAAACCTGTAAAGTTATCAGCTAAGATGTCTCCTAAAAAGGTATTAGAACTACCTATTTGGTTTATATCTAAAGTCATAGTGCCTCCGTCGAGGTCAAGAAAAGTCATCGAACCAGCGGTAGCGTTTAGCCCACCTATGATATTTCCAGAGCCTAATTGTTCTAGGTCTAAGTTTAGTGTGGCACCAGCCTGGTCTACATATATCTCGTTATCAGCCGCGTATAGCGGTAACACAAGCATCATCGCAATCAATATTTTTAAATTTTTCATCTATACTCCAATAGCCTGCTTTTGTACCTTCCTTGATTATCTGCAGAACTGCTGTTTCTATGGCGGCTCTTAAAGCCAATCCTCCGGACTCGTTTCTTACAACACCACTCTCTATCTCGACTAGTTCTGTATTATCAGAAATAAATCGAAAAACATCGTTACTTAATGAGGCACTTAGTATTGTCTTTGTTACTAATGTCTCTAGTAAAACTTTTCCTGATGTAACAGACACTAATCTAAGTTGTACTGTTACCGAATCTCTTCTGTAAGCTTTGGTTGCGCCAAGGCCTAAGTAACGTGCTCCGGCACCTCCAGATGTAACGTTACCCTCATATCCTATCACACCTCCCTCTATAATTAAACCAGCGAACAAAAGGGCCCCTAGTTCTGCGCCCTCATCTTTTTGTTCTCTAGTGCTTCGTATGATCTGACGTTCCTTAGTTAAGTTATCGAGGCCTACTCTCTCTACTACCGTGAAAAATCCACCGTTATCAGAACCAGCCTTATGCAAAGCTCTTATAAGATAAGCACTTGGGAGTTGTGTTATAGCAGTAGAGAAAGAAGCATAGCTTGAATTACTTAGTCTTTGTCCGGTTTGGTCTGTAAAACCTGTAGGGTATACAGCTACTACGGGTTGTCGTTTTGGTATGCCAACAGAAGCAAGATTAGATACTGCTAGTGTTTCTATTTGTGCATTTTCTATTCTTTGAATTGGACCTAGGTTGTTTTCTATGGGGTCAAAAATTAAAGAAGCGCAGCTAGAAAGTAAAGCTACCGATAGGAATTTGGATAATTGTTTCATTTCCTTCTGCGTCCACTATGGTTAAAGTTATTATGCCGTCCAATACACTATAGGTAATAGTATTACCCTCTAACTCAATTGTACCATTGTCACTTGGTGTTTCTCCAAACAAAGCTTCTACTAACTGCCTAGACAACTGAGCATATATCCTCGATTCTAAATTACGGATAAACCTAGCTAGTGTTGTGTTTTCCTTATCTCTTTCTATTTGATCTTGTAAAGCTTTAATCTCTGCTTTAATAGACATTTTTCTTGTGTACTCAACGTTGTCTATAGTCAGATAGTGGCTAGAAGTATTTTCTCCGCTAAAAGAGGGTGACTTAAATTTATGAGTCATTTGGTCTGCTCGTAAGTTCTGTGTCAGTATGCCTATAATTAAAGCAACTCCTACAGCCATAACAAACCATATAAGTTTATCTTTTTCAGCTTCTTCTTTTGCTCTTTGTATATCAAGCTTGCTTGGTCTACCTACTTTTCTTTTAATCTTTTCTTTGGTCATTTCTATCTGCTTTAGCTATCTTGTTGCTATCAATAAGCTGCGGCACTCCTAAAATAGTTTTAATTAACGTGTCTTGTCTAATGATTTCATTGTCTAAACTACGTATTCTATCTATTAATGCTACTAGTATTCCGTGCTGTGAGTCAAGTTTTGTACCTAGTCTAAGTTCCATAGCGGTTATTTGTTCTGCTACTTTTTCATCGACTACGTCTAATTTAGTCTCCATACCGTCGACTATTCGCATTATTAATTGATATATAAACCAACCTAGACCTAACGCTGCTGCTATAGGAAAACCAACCTGCTGGATAACAGTTACGATATCACTCATTCTTTGTCGCTAGTATTGGAGGCCCCAAAATAAAAGGATATGACTGCGGATGCTAAACCACCTAAATAGCCTAGCACTAAATTAATTAGGGCCTCGCTGTTTTGTTCGGGTGGTTGTAGGGTAACTAAAAATATATAACCCATAAACCCACCTACGACTGCTATACCCATAATACGGGCGGTCCAGTCTTTAGAAAAATGCTTACGTGCGTCTTGTTTTTCTTCTGCCTCAAGTTTGTAGATATCTACATCAAGCTGTTTCATCTTTGCTTCAAAGTCTGCTTCAGCTTTTTTAATTTCTAATAATTGTTCTGGGGTTGCTGCAGCTATGCCTTTTTCTAAAGCTGCTGGAGTATTTTCTACGCCTAAAACTTTTGATATAACATCACCCGCCATACCACCCAATGGGCCACCTAGTGCAGTTCCTAATGTTGGAGCTACGCTCCCTACTATGTTAGCTAATAACTTCTTCATATTTTCCAAGCTTTAACAGCTCCTCCTTGTTTGCTAAGTGCTCCGCTTCAATATCATCTTTGCTTTGGCCTGTGTAAGCAACAGCAAGATAATTATTAATAAGCGCTTGGTTTAGATCTACGTCATCTGCAACGATAACGCCTAGAACTCTGCCGAACTTCCCTTTCTTGTCTAGTTTTGTTTGTATGACTAAATTGTCAGCGTGTAAAATACTTGTAGATAAAAATTGAGAAGCCAATTTTCCTCTAGCTTTTTCGTCTAGGTCACGTGTTCGTGATTCTGGTGTGTCGATCCCATATAAACGTACACGAGATTTATAAACTATATCAAAGCCCAAATCTATTTCAGCATCTACGGTATCACCGTCTACAACTCTGGTTATATTACATCTATACTCGTACATTACTTACCCACTTTAGATTGTGCTTTTTTATGAGCTTGTCTCATAGTGTCGCCCGAAAGCATACGCCTTTTCATAAACTTCATATGCCCAGCAGTATGGTGCTTGGAATGCCTTTTAAGAGATGCCTCTTGTCTTTTAGTAAGAGCTTTTTTCTTTATAGGTTTTTTTGCTGTTTTTCGTTTATATGCCATGTCTTATATTATCACGTTCCGTCCATTTCTGCATAGCCATAAAGCTGCCAGGTATAAAAGCCATCTAGGTCTGCAGTGGTTGTACCTGCTTTAAACCAATCTATTTGTTGTTGTTCTGTAACATCTCTACAAGCAACAAAAGAATCTGGCAACGCACCTTTCAAAAGTGAATGATGAGCTAGTGCACGTTCTTCTCTTGTTGTTATAGTTTTAGTGTTGTCAGCCTGATCTATAGCTGTGATATCTACAACTACTGAATCAACCACAGGTACTCCTGTTTCTGTTACAGCTACAGTTCTACTTACAAAAGCATAAGTATAATTAAAATTATGCAGTGCCATCTAATACTCCAGCTAAAGCTCTTCGGCTGTTTGGGTATACACCTTTGCAATACATATCTCTCCAGTAGTTATAAGAACTAGGTGCTTCGTTGTATTGTACTTTGTACAACCCTGAAATAATTTGTTGGCTTGTAACGGTTTCATCTAGTGTTACGACACTGTTTTCTGTTTTTCTATAACTTTGCCAAGTTCTTAATTTATAAAAAGATTCAAAGCCGCCTTGGTATGTAAAAGTGTTGTTTACATAAAAAATATCTACGAGTTGTTTGTGTTCAAACCCTAAGCGAATACCTTCTCTTAATAGATTTTTTAATTCTGTGTTAGTTGTAATCGAACCTGTTACTATTATATCTGCGTCCCAAGTCTCAGTATTAAATAACGCATCCCCTGCTAAATAATTATAACTGTCAAAACCTGCTACCTTTTTAAAGTCATCATACCAAGCATTTAGCTTAGTCTTATCTGGCCTTTCCCAAGGCGTAGTTGTTGTTATATCGCCTATTGTAAATGAAAAACTCATTAGCTTGGGCCTCCTCCGCCACCGCCACCGCCGCCGCCGGTAGATGTAGTAGTAACTTTAAAGTCATCTGTTATATCTGTAATAGTTAGTGTAGCAGTTCTAGCAAGACCCGCACTACTTGCGCTTGTTACTCGTAGAGAAATAGTGTCACCTGATTGAACAGTAGCTGAGCCTGTTACATAAGTGCCGCTGTTTATACTCATCTTAGCAGTGCTGTCACCAGTAAGTACAGCTGTACCACCAGAAAATCCATTCCCTGAAAGCGTTATGGTATTAGATGTAAACACTGTATTTTGTGCAACACTACTTTGATTACTAAATGTAAATTGAGAAGGTTGGTTAAGTGCAAGTCTCTGGAATGCATATTCTACTTTTGTTAAAAACCTAGTTCCGCCGTCGCCTTGGGCATGTATATATACATGAGCAGGGGCACTAGTACCACTTCTTTTTATAAAGGTAACTGGTATCTGGGCTATAGCAGTAGTAGTTTGGAACCTAGCTATACCAGCCCAAAACTCTGCTCTATTAGAATGATATTGTAATCCTCCAATATCGGTCATAGGCAGAGCGCTGCCGTATACACCTAAATCAATACTGTTCGGGTTATTATCGTATGCATCAGCTGCTCCCGACAGTTGTGTACCTGAACCAGTTGCTGAATAAGTACCGTCTCCACAACAAATACTTAAAGATTTAACTTGGCCAGTACCACCAAAGACTCTTACATAGCCCATATAAATACCACGTTCTGTTCCTATTTCTCCTACCTGAGCTAGTCTCATGTCGTTGTTAGCGAAGCCACCAATAGTACTACCTGATACAACTCTATTTATAGTAGGTAGTACAAGATCAGTAACATTAATACGGTCAGCATTAATTAAACCAGTCGTGATACGCGAACCGTCGATCGTGGTTGATCCACTCGAACCTAGGTCCGAAGACACTATGAGGTCTGAATCTAAAAATGCGGCATCAATATTGCCTGTGGTTATATTACCCCCGTGTATTACTGTGCTGGTATTAGCAGATAGGTCCGTAGATTTTATAAACTGAGCATCGATACGTGCAGCATTTATAGTACCTGCTGTTATACGTGCAGCATCCATACCGCCAGTTGTAATCTTGTCCGCTGATAACGTCCCAACCTTTGCATTGGTTATAGTACCGTCCTTAATTCTAGCTGTGTCTATATATACAACACCCGAGTCCACAATAAATGGAGCTACAGAGTTAGTAGAAGAAGCACCCGACCCATCCCATATAGCAAACTTGTCTGCCTGGAACTGTACGGCTGTACCCGTACCAGAGTCAGAAGCATTAGCTTCAATAACCATACCAGCAACAGCACCGTTAGCATTTACTTGCAGTACATACGCTGCAGCTGCATTGCCTTCTATGTCCGTAACAGCTGAAGATAGAGCAGTAACACTGGCGTTTGTAGTTACATCACGTATAAGCACCCAGTTGCTGCCATCCCACCTATATTGTTTATTACTGTCGTTTGTATCAAACCAAATATCACCTGTGTTTATGGCCGTTGGTGGGTCGTTTTGTGTAAATACTCTTGGGTAATTATCATTAGCTGTATCTCTGACCGCGACCCAGTTGCTACTTCCTGTGCCAGTAGCTCTGTACAATTTATTAGCATCATCACTATCTATCCATAGATCACCTGCTGCTAACGCATTAGGAGCACTTGTTCCTATAAAGGTTTTGTTTTTTGTAGCAATAGAAGCATTGACTCCGGTTATTGCCGCAGCTCTTGCACTTGTTTCATCAGAGATAGCTGTCTGATTAATAGTTATATCTGCAGCGTTGCCATCTACATCTGTTCGCAGATTTGATATAAGAGTGGCATGAGCCGAGGTTAAACTGTCTCTTATACTTTGCCAGTTACTGCCATCCCATCTGTATAATTGTTTGTCATCTGTATCTACCCACAAGTCCCCTATTGTAAGACCCGAAGCACCAGGTGCAGTTGCTTGACTAAAGTTCACAGGTATAGCAGTTACAGTAGTTTCTAATTGGCTAACAGCATTAGCAGTTGCAGCTACACCAGTTGTGCTATGGTCTACAGTAGTCTCTAAAGCATCTATTTTAGTAGAAGTAGAGCCACTTAAGCCTACGGCTGTAGATAAATTAGATACAGCAGTGGCATTTGCAGCTACTCTTGTATCTACAACGGCTACCCAAGCGCTACCACTCCATCTATATTGTTTATTAGCATCATCTGTATCAAACCAAAGGTCGCCTTCTTGTGATCCAGTAGGCTGTGATGTTTGAGCGTGGACCGTGATCCCTGAAGTATCGTTCACGGCCACCCAGTTGCTATTACCAGCTGCAGTTGCACGATACAGTTTATTACTGTCGTCTGTATCTATCCATAAATCACCAATAGAGATGGCAGTCGGTGCTGAAGTAGATACAAAGGTTTGTGTTTTAGTATTTACTGTACCTGATAAAGAAGTAATAGAGCTATTTGTAGCAACTATATCATCTTCGTTATCTTCTACCCTTGAAGTTAAAAGACCTACTGCAGTGTTTATAGCACCTACTCCAGTTGTGCCATTATTAACTGTAGTTTCTAAGTTAGTTATTTTAGTAGAACTTGAACCAGACAAACCTACAGCTGTAGATAGACTAGATATAGCGGTTGCGTTAGAAGTTAAACGTGTGTCATCAACAGCTACCCAGGCACTGCCGTTATAGCGATATTGTTTATTGTTATCATTAGTGTCAAACCACAAGTCACCTGCATTTACTCCTGTAGGTTCATTGTCTTGTGAATGTATAGCTATACCAGAAGTATCGTTTACGGCTACCCAGTTACTACTACCGACCGCAGTTGCACGATACAACTTATTGTTATCGTCTGTATCTATCCAAAGGTCGCCAATAGCTGTAGCAGTTGGTGCTGAAGTTCCTACAAAGGTTGTTACTTTACCGTCTGCTTTTGCATCTGCAGTAGCTGCGTTTGACAATGCTGTTGCAATTGCTGAGTCTTGTGTTGCAACCCAAGAACCTGAACGTCGAGTATAAACTTTGTTACCATCGTTAGTGTCAAACCAAATGTCGCCTTCACTTGCAGAACCTGGAGCATCATCTTGATAAAAACTGTCAATCTTACCGTCTGCTGTTGATTGCGCTGTAGCTGCGTTTGTTATTGCTGTGCCGATAGAACCATCTTGAATAGTCACCCATGCGCTTCCGTTCCAGCGGTAAAGTTTATTGCCATCATTACTGTCGACCCAAAGATCACCAGTAGCTACAGCAGTTGGAGCATTATCTTGTACAAAAGTTTGGTTCTTCGCGTTTACTGTAGAAGTTAGAGCAGTAACAGAGGAGGTACTTGCTTTAGTTGCTATGTCATCATCATTAGATGTTATCTGTGTTTGTAATCCACTAATAGCATTAGCTACCCCATTCGTACCACCAAAACCATTTAATGCACTGTTTAAAGATGTAATAGAAGAAGTTTGACTAGTTATAGTACCTTCAGCAGATGTAAGCCTAGTGTTTAAACCACTGACTGCACTAGCTACAGTAGAGGTTCCAGAGTAACCAGACAAAGTACTTTCTAGTTCTGTAATATCGCCTGTGTGTGAGGTTATAGTCCCTTCGGCACTTGTTACCCTAGTTGTTAAAGCAGCAACAGCAGAAGCATTTGCACCTATATTTGTATTAGCATTAGTTATAGAAGAGTTTAAAGAAGTAATATTTATTGAAGTTGATATATCTCCATTGTCACTAACACCCGCAACTAATAATAAATCAGATGCGTTTTGAGATATAGCATTACCATTAGCGTTAATTTGTGTTTGTAAAGTTGTATCAGAGGAACTAGTAGACCCGGCCGTACTTGCTGCCCAGGTACTACCGGTGTACACGAATATCTCATTACCGTTGTCGGTGTCCATCCATATATCACCAGCTTGCAAACTACTGCTGTCATCTCTAGTTGTAGGTGCAGAGGTTGCCCTTATAACCCTAGGTGTACTTGTTGTTAAACTATTAACTGAAGCTTGGGCGGCAGCAGCTGCAGAGTTTACAGTAGCTATAGTAGTCTGTAAGTTAGCAGTAGTAGAACCTAAAGTAATAGGTATAGTTGTGTTTAATGTAGAGAAACCAGGTAGAGCACTTAACTCTTCTGAAAGAGCTTGCATTACTGCGCCTATGTCTACTTCTGTATTAGCAACCGTGCCTTCAGTAGCATTGTAAGGGCTTACTACGTCTGCAATACTTACAAACCTAACCCAATAATAATAAGTAGCTCCGTAACCTACTTCATCAGAATATACAAAGGCATTAGTAGTAGATATAAGAGTAGCGCCACCAAGAGCATTTGCTTGCGATCTCCATATCTCTGTGTATGCGTGGTTCCCGTAACTAGCTTTGTCCCAAGTTAAAAGTATGCCAGTAAAAGCTCCACTTGCTTCTAGGTTAGTAGGTGCGGGTGGGGTGGTAAGATCTCCAGGCCCACCGTCATCTGGAGGAGATATGCCATTTTCTACACCAACAGCTTTGTTTCTTACCTTTACGATACCAGAATCAGATAATTCTCTAAGAGTTACAGCTCTATCTAAAGGATCGCCACGTCTGCCTAATCTAACTTCTAATGCTTCTTTAATAGCATCGAGTGCTATCTTTAGTTCTCTGTCAGTTTTAGGAGGTATGTTTTTTAAGCCTGGAAGTTTTGTAGTCATTACACTTCCTTCAGCTCTACGATTGACTCTCCTAGACAAACCTCGTTTACTACTTTTGCAGTTTCTATTTCAAATGCAAAAGTTTTATGTACACTTGCAGGCAAACGTACTACGGGTTCAGTTATAGATGTAGCATTAAAACTAGGAGTAGTACCTGTGACACTAAAAACACTACCGCTTGTAGAAATTGTAGCGTTATATATTACCGAACCATCTCCGTACACTTTTAAAGTTACCGGATATGCTTCTGCATCTACTTTTGCAAACCCCATACTAGTATGTCGGGCCATTGGAAACTCTTTACTCTTCCAATTGTACGTAAGGTTAGTAGAACTACCTTGGAATTTTTTAATTTTATTACCTATTATTAAGTACAACTCGTTATCGTCGGGGTCAGTAAACCCGCCTCGAATTAATGCGGCTGCATCTAAATTTACAAGAGCATTTGTACCTTGTCGAGGGTCAAATATAAATCCACCAAAACCCGAACCGGTATTGTAAAACCCTACATATCTACCCTGCCAGTAAAAACCAGTTATAGTAGAAGGGTAGTAATCACTTTGCCATTGTTCTGGAGTTATTAAACCTTCTGTTATATTAGACGCTTGGGCACCAGAAGCTGCAATCAAGCCATCGGGCCCTGCATATATTACTGTTTCACCCATATCTACCATAGACCTTTTACTCAAACACGCTTCTGCTGTTTCTATTTTTATAGCAATCATGGCTGAAGGGTCGCTGCCCGTTACTAAGTAAGGAGTGCTTTCTGTACCTACAATAAGCCCATTAGAAGTAGCTTTTATACCTACTATTTTTTCTTCTATACCTAATCTATATGCGGCAGGCCAAGCGTGTGGCTGATAAGCTTCACTAAAACATATTCTATTACCTGTAAAACCAGCAAAAGTACCATTGCCTAAAGCTAACAACCCTTTCATAGGACCATCTGGATATAAAGCGCTGTCATCTGGCGGTGCAATCCAAGTGCTAGAGGGTAAAACTTCGGCTAATTCACTATTTTTAGAAACGTCCGTGTAGGTCGTAGCTGACAAAGCAAGTTCTGCTACAAACTGAAACTGTGTAGAGTTAGAACCAGTATTAGATCTATATATTCTTTTCTTTGATAGGTTAGTATTAGTGATACTAGTGGAAGTTTCTAACGCGGATAAAGCTACAGTCATATTATCATCTGTAGTTATAACAGTAGAAGCAGGCGAAGGCGGGCCTTCTTCTCCGTATGCAGATACAAAAGTGTATACGTAGGAAGTTTCATAATCTAACTCTGCGTCTGAATTACCACCAAGTGCTACACCGTTTGCTACAGAGGCACTATTACCCGTACCCGTTGCAGCAGCAGATAATTCTACTGTTAGAGTAGAAACACTAGGCACTGTCTTTATTTTATAATTACCATTTATATCTGCAGCAGCTACTCCCTGCGTTGTAGCAAAACCTGTAAGTGTTATGTATTCACCTACAGAAGCACTATGGGCGGTAGCTGAGCCACTTGTAGAAGTAGTAATAGTGATTGTGGAACTCTCATTTACAAATGCAATAATGCCATCAAACTGTGTTTGTCCTACTGGAGCTACTGTTGGAGCGGCTGTTGGGGCAGGTATACCCAATCTGTAAGCAGCATTAGGGTACACAGAACCACCAATTATGTCTGAAGATCTACCCATTTTAGGGAAAGTTTGACCTGACCAATATAACGTGTCGTTAGTGTCTCCAGGAATAGCACTACGCACGACGTTAACATCTTCGTCAAATTGTAGCCAACGTTCTGGGCTATCTGTGTATTTAAAAATGCTTTGTCTAGAAGAATTAGAAAGGGTAAGAGTATCAGAATTATCTCTTATAGGTACTAAACGCCCACTTTCAAGATTTACGTCGGTAGCAGTTGTAGCTAACTCATCTTTTAATAGACGGGGAGAAGCTTTAGGAGCAAGTCCTCCAAAGGTGTTAAGTTTAATATATGCCATTTTTTCATTATACAGTATTCAGAACTGATTCTTGCAGTTCTCGACTCCTTCTTCCTACTTGGTTAAACCATCTGCTGTCTTCCATTTCAGCTGCCATTTGTTTCCAATCATGTGATCTACATGCTTTTAACATGTTACGGAACTTAGAAAGTCTAGTCCCTCCTAGATTAAAGCACATATTAACTATGACGTGTTGGATATTTTCGGGTAACTTGTAAAAATCTTCTTCTGTACCAAACACGTGTATGGCTTCATCTACGTGCTTAGCAAAATCATCTTCATAATACAGATCAACAACTTCTTGTGACACTTTAGTACCAACTTCCCAATCGTATTCAGGATCATTAGGTTGGCATAGATGCCCGACACCTAATGTTTTGTAGCCTAGGCTATCTTTATAAATTTCTAAAACTTCGCCTTCGTGTCTTTTAATCTCTTCTTTTAGTTGTTCTACATTCATGGTGTTATTATCCTGTCGTCTACTGACTTAATCTTGTCTTCTTTTAAAAAGACTTGCAGTTCCGTTACGGTTGTTTTTTGTGCTGCTTCTACCTTTCGTAAGTTAAAATCAGCGTCTTGCCATTCACTTTGTAATCTAACTAACATGTTAAATTGCTGAGCTACTCGGTCAGTCATCTGGGTTATATCGTATTGTTTACCATCAAAGTTGATTAACTGTGGTAATTTGCTTTCGGCTTTAGCCATAGGTACCTCCTTATAAAAAGCTAGACCCAATGATAAGGACGTATACGCCTATAATCATTGTTGTGAACTTAGTGTCCATACGGTCAAACTTAGCATCTCCTTTGTCTAAGCGCTTTTCTATAGCAGTGTATCGAATATTACACTCTCTTTCGTGTGATTCGATTTTTGCCAATGTTTCTTTAACCGTAGCCATAAAAGGATTATAGGCCAAAAAGCGCTGTAACACCAAATGATACCCCCATAAACATAAGTAGTATCTTTACAGGGAACAAGAATATAAAGAATACTCTAGCTACTTTACGTTTTTTAGATATTTCTGACCAAGGAGGTAGCCCTGGTGGGTTTTTTAAATTAATCATACGAACTCCACTGTGAAAGGCCTATTTAATAATATGCTAAATCCCGTAAGTGTCATGTTGCCACCAATACCTGTATAAACGCTCCATTGTCTTTTGCCGGAGGTATAAGTGTACGTAAAGTCACTCCTGGGATATGTAAAAGTAAAGTTATAAAACGTACTGCTTCCTGATGTAGTACTACCACCTGGGTATAAGCTTCTTAGATACATAGTAGTCCACCCAGAATTAGAATTACTAGCCGAAACTTCAATGTAGCTTGTGCCGCCAAATCCACTAGCTGCCATATATAGAGCATGAAGAGTACTACCACTAGGGAAACTAGCTACGCCAGTCAGGCTGATTCCACTAGTACCACCACTAGAACCTAAACCAAAATTACCAAAACCTCCTCCACTGTTTGCGTTCAAAAAAGCTGCGCCGGACCCGGTAGGAGAGCTAACTCCAGTATATGTAACTGTTGATGCACCTTTACTAGTACCTGTGGTTACTGCCTGATTATGGCTTATCATGCCGGCTGTCCCACCAAAATCTCGGGCTTGTAAAGTTTGTGAACCAGCTGTAGTAATAGCGTTAACGGCCTGGTTAGCCCTAGGCGTCATTTTTCTATATTCGTTCCAGGTAACATTACTGTTAGATTTAGCACTAACACCTTGATCTGGTGTACGGTATTCTGCTGCTATTTCAGCTGCATCAATATTGCTTGTTTTATCTATAAAACCAGACATTAATAATACTCCATAGAATATTTTTCAAACACTACATTATATTCAGATTTTACCCCATCCCAATCCTGTCCACTAGTGCTGTAGTTTTGTGTGACCTGACCTAAATGTTTTAAAGTATCCCAGTTTCTTATATTACATTCTTCTATAGGACCAAAATGGTTTTTATAAGCCATAAAAGTATCGTTCATAGGAGATCCTACATCGCAATAGCTATAAGCAATAGTTGCGCCTAAACTTTTTTCATTCGTAGCTCTATTATTATGATATTCAGGATTACGCATAAAACCCCTAGTGCCGTCTTTGTCGGGTCTAATTAAAGTATTACACAAATGATATGCGCCATCTTGTATGTACCCTAAAGTAATATTTACAAGATAACCGTTTACGTGCATAGAGAATACAACACCACCGTTTTGTCCTGAAGCGTAATACATACAAAGATTTGTCCAGTACATTGCGTGGAGGTTAGGATCTGCAGCTTGTACTTCTTCTTTTGTAAAGTCTGCGCCTGGATAGTTATAGGTACCTTTATTAAAAAAACCTACTGAGTTTAAGTATAAATCTTCTATAACCCCAGTAATATACAGTTCGGTTATATCATCTGTAGTAAGTATTTTATCTTCAAATTCCATACTTTACAGTATATCGCCTTTGTACCTCTGTGACCATATAGTAAGACTGTACTTAGTGCCTTCAATAAGTTCTACACATTCGTGTGGGTGTGTTACTTGTCCTGGGAATAAAAGCAGTTTACCTACAGGTATATCAGCGTTACTTATATTCTGCCTAGGGAAAATTAACTCGCCACCTTTATAGTTTTTATTTAATTTTACTGAGCCCGTTACGTGCGAAGAGTCATGGTGTAGAGCTAATTTAGTTTGTGAATCTGTAGAATACTTAAGCATAAAAGCATCTCTTACACCGTCTACAACTAATGGGTTCCAGTATCTTTCTATAATAGGTTTAACTTTTGCTTGCCAATGTTCTTCTAGTTCTTCGTATAACCCTAATTGTTTTAGTCTTATCTCTTGTGCTGGGTAACTATCTAAAGGTAAACTTTGCCACTCTCCCCATTGTTCTGCTATTTCTATCATTCTTTGGCATTGATGTTCTGACATAAAATCAACAATAAGCATATCTTTGTCTAATACTTCACACTCATCATTAGGTGTGTGAAATAAATTTTGAGGTGTTGAGTACATTTGATTGTAGATACGCTCAAAATTAACCTTAGCATTATCATCTCCATTGCCGTGATATACACAGGGGCAACAAGTAGTTTCTTGATTCCATAACTGGGTACCTAACATCGTTATATTAGGCTCGTGACACTGAAATATATAAGCTTCTATATCTAATCCTATGTCATAAATACCTTCTAGATATGCTTGTTGGTAGAAAAGTTGGTCATCTTGATGGTCTTCTATAGGCCCATGAGCTAATATTTTTTTTATTTCGCCCACTTCACCTATAAACGTACCAGAATTAAGATATCTATACCTGGTATGTGAGGATGGAAACTGGTTACCTATGCTAGGATCAGGCCAACACACTTCTTCTGCAGCAAAAAGTACTTTATGCCCCATGTCTAAGTACCTTTCTTTGATTGTTTCTAAGCTATCTGCATAAAAAACATCGTACGAATCTGTGAAGAGTAAAATATCCGTGTCCGCAAGTTCTCCTATGTTCTGTTTTAGTATGTTTACTTTCTGTCCACCACCTGGACCTGTCATATCTGTACCTTTCCACTCCACACCAAAACCCCAATTGGTAATTGTTATGTCATGTTTAGAAGCAGACTGGTATAGCCTCTTCATTTTATTGACGTCTGTGCCTATCGTTACTACGTGTATTGTCATATCTCTCCTATCGTTACGTATGTCAGAGGGTAGCACATCTGTAGTCGCTTGGTTGCAAGAGTCTTCCTGCAAGGCAAGAGCCATAAGACTACCCTCTCTGATTTGTTCAGGTATATACTCGTCTACTGGTATTATACCTTCTTCCATTATATTAGTATTTAAAAGCTTTCGTGCACCTTTTGGTGAGATCACATACGCCGTTGTGTTGTATGGGTACCAAGGTCTTTCTAGTCTATCAGATACTTTTATAGTGTTCTCTGGTTCGTTTTCATTGCGTTGTAGGTACAGTAGGTCCCAGTACCCTATTGTGTGGTCATAAAAAGGTTCGTCCCATCTATCTACATTTATAATGGCATCGTCTTCTATTACATATATAGGTTCATTTAACTCTATACATTTTTGCCACATTTTTCTATGTGATAAGAAACAAGCTATTTCTGTAGGAACAATACCTCTATTTTGAAATGGGTCTATCCACCCTGGTCTAGTTTTATAGTTAGATAAATCTTGTGCTAAACCGTTTACAGCTTCTACAAATGTGTAGTCTTTTAGTGTTGTATTTTTTGCTATAAAGTGCTGTCTGCGTTCAGGCCTACTCTTTAAATTAATTACAAATTTTTGCATTAGTTAAAATCTGTGGCTACCTCTACGTCATAGTTCCAAGCATTTATGTTCATAGATACTCTTTCGCCGCTTTGTATAGGTGTTACTTTATGTTCTAACCCAGGACCAAACATGACAAGTCTATTTGACACTGGTGTTATACGCATATTGTTTTTAAATATAAGTTCGCCGCCTACTAAATCTTTTACATGTGGATAAAAAACTATAGAACATATAGGAAAATGGCTTTGTCCTGTCTTAAAAAAAGTCTGCTCATCTCTATCTTGGTGCCAATCTGGCATACCATTTCTATGAAACCATATGTCATAGCCTACTTGATTATCAAAGTTAAAATAATTACCAGCTGTCTGGGTTAAACGTCTAGCAACTATACCGTTGTCATGTTCTTCTTCTTTTTTAAAATAAGTGTGTTTGTTTTGACTGTTTACAGTCTCTAAAGTTTGAGGGTAAAAGACTTTATCTATTACTATAATCATTTAAACTTCGGTCCTTCTATCCAGGCTACTAAAGATTTACGTACGCCGCTAGTTACGGGCTCCACTGTATGTCGTATTGGAGAAGGAAAGCAAAATACTGTACCGCGTTGTACTAACGCAATAGGGTCGGGTTGTTCATACATAGGATCTAAAAGAAATCGTCCCCCTTTATATTCTGTAGGGTCGCTAAGTTGTATTGTTACGCTTATTTTTCTGTCAAAAGAAGTATGACCTGCCCAAAAAGTATCATGGTGCCAATCATAGTAGCCTTCATCTGTACCTTTATATATAGTGTATTGAATATCTTCTAGATAAGAAATGTCAAAACCAAAAGCTTGTCTATTAGCTCTAGTAGCAAAGCTATAAACAAGTTTGTTTATCCACTCTACCTGTCCTGCCCATCTTACTTCAGATCTCCGTATGCTTGTATTTACATTAGAATCTGTAAGACCTACATTAGCTTCCATAGGCTGTAGCTTTTCACATTCTTCTATTATTTTGTTGCAAGTAATAGGCGTTATGCCTCTTTCCCACATTTGCCAAAGTGAATTCATAACACCTCCTGTGTTTACTTCTTGTCAGCTAACTCCTTTATTGCCTCAATGATTAGCGGTATAAGTTTATCATACCATATTGTTAAATATTGATCGTCAATTGGAGCTTCTGTTATAACTTCTGGTAGTATCTTTTTCACTTCTTGTGCACTTAGACCTACTTGACGTCTTTCATTATCATAACCTAGCTCTTTAGCTAGTTCGTTATCTTTATAGTAATAACCACTTAATGCTAAGACTTTTTCTAACGCATTATCTATTTTACCTTCAAAATCTTTTAGTCTTTCATCAGAGTAATAAGCTGTTATGTTATTAGTTGCTCTAATCTCACCAGTTGTTCCACTACCGCCTGTTCCTACTCCTAAGCTATTAACCTGTGCGTTTGAACTTGAACTTAGACCTGAGCCGGTTGGTCCTGTTGGGCCCGTTGGTCCTGTTGGGCCCGTTGGTCCTGTACTACCATTACTTCCGCCTGGGCCTGTAGCTCCACTTGCTCCTTTTTGGCCTTTAGCTCCGCCACTACCAGTAGATCCGGTACTACCTGTAGGTCCTGTTGCTCCTGTAGCTCCTTTTGATCCTGCTGAACCTGTTGGGCCAGATCCACCTGTAGCTCCTTTTGCTCCGCCCGGTCCTGTTGGGCCCGTTGGTCCTGTACCGCCGGCTGATCCAGTTGCTCCTTTTGCACCTGTTGGTCCTGTGCCACCACCTGCTCCAGTTGCTCCTTTAGCACCTGCTGAACCTGTAGGTCCTGTGCCACCTGTTGAACCTGTAGCTCCTTTCTGTCCTTTAGCACCAGCACTACCTGTTGATCCGCCTGCGCCGGTAGCTCCTTTAGGTCCAGTTGGTCCGGTTGATCCATTAGAACCATTAGAACCTGCTGCTCCTTTTGCACCTGTTGGTCCTGTACCACCTGTAGGCCCGGTTCCTCCTGTTGGTCCTGTTGATCCAGTAGCACCTTTTGCACCACCTGGTCCTGTTGGCCCTGTGCCACCTGTAGGTCCTGTACCGCCTATTTCTCCTTTTTGCCCTTTAGCTCCGCCTGGCCCTGTTGGTCCGGTTCCACCCGTAGGTCCGCCTGCACCAGTTGCTCCTTTGGCTCCACCTGGTCCTGTAGGTCCTGTACCACCTGTAGGTCCGGTTCCTCCAGTCGCTCCTTTTTGTCCTTTTGCACCTGTAGGTCCAGTTCCACCAGTACTACCTGTAGGTCCGCCTGCTCCAGTAGCTCCTTTAGCTCCTCCTGGTCCTGTTGGCCCTGTTGGACCAGTTCCTCCAGTTGATCCGCCTGCTCCAGTAGCTCCTTTATCACCTTGTGGACCTGTAGGTCCAGTTCCGCCTGTGGGTCCTGTACCACCTGTTGGGCCAGTTCCTCCAGTTGCGCCTTTTTGTCCTTTTGCACCTGCGCTACCGTTTGAACCTGCTGGCCCAGTAGCACCTGTAGCACCTTTAGCACCAGCACTACCGTTTGAACCTGCTGGTCCTGTTGGTCCTGTACCACCTGTTGGGCCAGTTCCTCCAGTCGCTCCTTTTTGTCCTTTAGCCCCGTTAGAACCATTACTACCTGCTGGTCCTGTTGCACCTGTTGCTCCTTTAGCTCCACCTGAGCCAGTTGGGCCTGTAGCTCCAGTTGCTCCTTTATCTCCATTAGAACCATTACTACCTGCTGGTCCTGTTGGTCCTGTACCACCTGTTGGGCCAGTAGCACCTATTTCTCCTTTTTGTCCTTTAGCTCCACCTGGGCCTGTTGGGCCTGTACCACCTGTAGCACCTTTAGCACCTGCTGAACCTGTTGATCCGCCTGCTCCAGTTGCCCCTTTTGCACCTGCTGAACCTGTAGAACCGCCTGCACCGGTAGCCCCTTTTGATCCAGTTGGGCCTGTACCACCTTGAGAACCAACTTCGCCTTTAGCGCCAGTAGGTCCGGTCGGGCCTGTAGGACCTGTTCCACCTGTTGGACCGGTTCCCCCAGTTGCTCCTTTAGCACCTGCTGAACCTGTTGATCCGCCTGCACCTGTTGCACCTTTGTCGCCTTGTGGGCCGGTTGGACCTGTAGGACCTGTTCCACCAGTTGAACCCGTTGCACCTTTGGCTCCTTGTGAACCAGTACTACCTGTGGGGCCTTGAATAGATCCACCACTTACCCATGCTGAGCCATCCCAAATATGTAAACTATCATCTGCTTGTACTATATAAGCGTCACCTTTAGTGTTGCCTGAAGAAGGAAGATTGCTTGTTTGAGCAACTTGTCCTTCCATAGTAATACCAGTACCTGTACTACCTGTAGGTCCGCCTGCACCAGTTGCTCCTTTAGATCCTTGTGGACCGGTTGGTCCTGTACCACCTGTAGCTCCTACTTCTCCTTTTTGACCTTTGGCTCCTGCAGAACCTGTTGAACCACCTGCCCCAGTCGCTCCTTTATCACCTTGTGGGCCTGTTGGGCCTGTAGGTCCAGTTCCGCCTGTAGGTCCAGTTCCGCCTGTTGCGCCTTTTGCACCCGTAGAACCTGTATTACCTACTTCTCCTTTTTGACCTTTAGCTCCTGCGCTACCTGTAGAACCACCTGCTCCAGTTGCACCTTTGTCACCTTGTGAGCCTGTTGACCCGCCTGCGCCTGTTGCGCCTTTATCACCTTGTGGGCCCGTAGGTCCTGTACCACCTGTAGCACCTTTTGCCCCAGCGGCTCCGTCATCTCCATCACTACCACCTGGACCAGTAGGGCCTGTAGCTCCTATTTCACCTTTTTGTCCTTTTGCGCCCGTTGGACCTGTAGGACCTGTACCACCCGTGGCACCTTTAGCTCCATCTGATCCATCACCACCTGCTGGGCCTGTTGGACCCGTTCCGCCTGTAGCTCCTTTTGCTCCAGCAGCTCCGTCATTTCCATCTCCACCCGCTGGGCCTGTTGGTCCTGTAGCTCCTATTTCGCCTTTTTGTCCTGTTCCACCAGTTGAACCCGTAGGTCCAGTTCCGCCTGTAGGGCCTTGTGCGCCTGTAGCACCTTTTGCTCCATCTGCGCCATCCCCACCTGCTGCACCGGTTGCGCCTTTTGCTCCTTGTGAACCTGTTGGACCTGTTGATCCGGTTGGACCTGTTCCGCCTGTAGGGCCTTGAGCACCTGTGGCACCTTTATCCCCATTACTACCATTTGAACCAGCTGCGCCGGTTGCACCTTTAGCTCCACCAGCACCTACTTCACCTTTTGCACCTGTAGGTCCTGTCGAGCCTGTTGGGCCATCTGGTCCTTCTGCACCTTGGGCACCAGTCGCTCCTTTTGTTCCTTGTGGGCCTGTTGGGCCCGTTCCGCCTGTTGGACCCGTTCCGCCTGTAGCTCCTTTGGCTCCTTGTGAGCCTGTTGGTCCGGTTGGTCCATCTGGTCCGGTTGGACCTGTTGATCCAGTTACACCTTTTGCTCCTTGAGGGCCATTCGGTCCGGTTGGTCCATCTGCTCCAGTAGAACCTGTGGGTCCTGTACTACCAGTTGGTCCTTGAGTACCGGTTGCGCCTTTGGCACCCGTAACTCCTACTTCGCCTTTTGCCCCTTGCGGGCCAGTACTACCTGTAGGGCCTTGAGCACCAGTTGCTCCTTTTATACCCCCTGCAGGTCCTTGCCATTCTCCAGAACTATCGATTACTTCAGAACCAGCAATTTTTACACCAGTTACGTCTAATACTCCTGTTTGGGAGTTTCCGTTAAGTTGTGGGAAGGCTTCTAGAACTGCTGCTGTAAGACGTAAATCTACAGCATCATTTTGGGAGAATGCACGTGCGGAAGTCCCGTCCTGAGCACGGGTAACAGTAAGGGTATTACCACTTCTGGCAGTTACCTTTACAACTTCTTTATTTGTTCCGTCATCAAACGTAACAAAAAACGACTCTCCGCTATTTAAAGAGGGGAAAACACTACCGTCAGTTACCGCTATAGAAGTAACAGACGAGTTTATATTCCCCGATAGGGTTGTAGTCGCATTGTTCTTAAAAACAATAGCCAACTTACATCTCCTTTATATTATGAAACAGTTACCGTCCAGGTAATTGTCATAGCGTC